TACTCGTGGTTGGATTGTAGCTCCTACATATGATCTGGGCGAGAAAGAGTTCCGGATTATCTGGGATGATATGATGGACAAGCTCAAACTGCGCAACATTCCAGGATTGAAGAAAGCTTACAATTTGAGAACAGGAGAGTTGTTCATACAGTTCCCTTGGAATTCCTCAGTTACTGTCAAGAGTGCTCAGAAGCCAGATCAACTAGTAGGTGAAAGTCTCGATTGGGTAATTATGGCTGAAGCGGCCAAATTACCGGCCACGGTCTGGGAGAAGTATATCAGACCGTCGTTAGCAGATAAAAGAGGCGGAGCAGACTTTCCAACTACACCTGAGGGCTTCAACTGGGTCTACAATCTGTGCCTGAAAGCTAAGACAGAATCTGCTTATGAGACTTGGAATTTCGCGAGCTGGGAAAACCCCTTTGTTTATCCACTAGGATTTGAAGATCCAGAAATACAGCTCATGATGCGGACACAACCTAAGCCTTGGTTCGAGCAGGAAATTGCAGCCAAATTTACAACCTTTGTTGGTCAAATATTTGAAGAATTTGATTTGAAGCTGCATGTACATAAATGGACATACAGACCTAAATGGCAAGACATCGCAGGTATCGACTTTGGCTTTACAAACCCCTTCGTATTCCTCGATGGACAAGTAGGCCCTAGTGGACAACTGGCAGTCTGGCGCGAGTACTACAGGACAAGGGTCCCTACGTGGGTACATGGACAGGTCCTTAAGCGCCGCAAGAGCCCTGTGGGGTACTCGGTTCGTAGACACACCTGGGCCGATCCGGAAGATCCAGATGCGATTGCTACCTTGACTAAGTACTTGGGTGGCATTAACGCTCTAGAGACGCCGTGGCAGAGCTCCGTTATGGAGATTAAACGGCTGTTGATTAATAGAGTTGGACAATGGCCAATGCTGATTGTTGATCCGAGCTGCGTTAATCTGATTACAGAATTCAATCAGTATAGGACTAAACCAGGACGCGAGGGGCTTAACGCGCGGGAAGATGCTGAGGATGCTAACAACCACGCACTTTCGGCTTTGCGCTATATGGTCTGGAATGAAGTAGCCCATCCGATAGCAGGCGAATTTGCCGAGATGAACGCAGAAGTGTCAGAAGAAATGCGTGGTGCTCTATATAATATAGCGGAGGAAAGCGCACTTTCCATACCCGAAGAAGATCTGGAGTCATTTGCGCGTAGTCTACGAGAGGGAGTATTCTAGTGCGTATTGGTCCGTTTCAAGTAACGCGAATGGCAGACAAGATCAGCGTTTCTGCCCGAGAACTTGGGGCAACTGGCGCCAGTGATTACGGTACTGGCGGGGAATACAATACAATTCTGCAAGGTAGCCAGGCAATCGACTATTATGAGAAGATGCGGCGCGAAGATGGCCAGATTAGGTCCATTCTCACTGTTATTAAGGCGCCACTAATTGGTGGACAATGGTATGTTAGTCCGGCAAGTAAAAAGTTAGGGCATGTTAAGCAGGCGAGATTCATAGCTTGGGCTTTGTTTGAGCGCCTACAGTTTCTGAAAATATTGACAGAGAGTCTAAATGCGTTTGATTATGGACATTATGCCTTTGAAAAGGTATATACATACGATACTTGGACACCGATACCTGCGGCAGGAGAAGAAGCCGCGCTAGCTCCCCCGATGAATGTGGTGTGTTTAGAAGATCTAGCGGCCAGGCATCCGCGTACGTGGGAAGAGCTTAAGTATGACGATCATGGGCGATTTGTAGGGGCAAATCAGGTTGCTATTAGGGCTGATGGCAATCAAGAAACTGTTTTCATTCCTAAAGACAAGATGCTTTGGGTTACCTTTAATGAGGAAGCTGGAGACAAGTACGGTATTTCGGTTTTGCGGCCTGTATACAAGCACTGGTACATACAGGAGCATTTGTATAAGGTTGATGCAATACAGAAAGAGCGCCATGCTTTAGGTATTCCGACATTCAAATTGCCCCCTGGGTATGACAAACAAGACAAAACCGCAGCGGCTGAGATGGGTAGGAATGTACGCACCAATGAGAAAGCCCATCTAACATTGCCTCCAGGCTGGGAATTTGAGCTAACGTCGCCTAGAAATGTTATCGATGTGCTAAAGTCAATACAGCACCACAATCTGGCCATTGCAAAGTCGGTGCTAGCTCAGTTCCTGAATATGGGTGTTGAAGCTTCTGGTTCAAGGGCGCTTGGGGAAAGCACCATTAAGCTGTTCTTCAGAAGTTGGAAGTCAGCAGGGAAGATTATTGCCGCTTACTTTGACGAGGATATTATAAAGGAACTTATTAAGTGGAATTTCCCTAATGAGACAACCATACCGCAGCTTAAAGTCAGAAGGATTGGTGAAGAAACAGAATGGCAAGCAATGAGCGTGGCCTTGCGTAATCTAATCGCAGCCAATATCATTGTTCCAGACACACCTTTGGAGGAGTGGGCACGTGAAGAAATCGGTACGCCACTCAAAGATCCAGAGACAGAAAGAGAAACTCCGTCTATCCCAGGAGCTGGAGGCTTTCCAGAGAACGCTGGACAGAAAACGCCGGACAACGAAGATTAAGGAGAGGAGGGATAAATATGCCATATAGTAGCGTTCGAGAGTTGCCGGCACAAGTCAAGAAAGCGCTTGGCAATAGTAGAAAGCGTATGCAGGCATTTCTGAAAGCTTACAACAGTGCAAATAAGGCTGGTAAGACTGAGCAGGAATGTTTCCGTATAGCGTATTCAGCTGCAGCTAGTGTCAAAACTAGTGAGCCCTTTCCTCTGGTTGCAGTGCTTACTGATCCAGTTAATGTCGATGACATTATCCTTAGTGAGCCTGAGGAAGAAGGGGAGCCTTACGAAGCAGAGATCCCTCTTGCACCAGTGAACAAGACTTATCATCATCCTTGGTATGGAGATGTTGTCTTTGATAATGCCCGCCTCAATCGGTTTGTGCGTAACTTCAAAGCAAATGTGCTTGGAATTGACATTGCCTTAGATATTTCGCATATGCCAAGTGAGGGCGCAATTGGTTGGTTCAAAGACGTCTACAAGAAGGCTGAGAGCGGGCTGTGGGGTCTTGTTGAACTGACAGAAGAGGGTTATCAGCTACTGAAGACACGCAAGTACAAGTATATTTCTCCAGAACTAATGTCGCTTTGGAAGAATCCGCGAACTGGAGAAGAGTACCAGGATGTAATTCTTGGAGCTGCAGTCACTAATCGGCCTTTTTTGAAGGATTTGGACGCAATTCTTGTGTTTGAAGACTTCACTGATTCTATTGAGGGAGGTGAAGAAATGGAACTAGCGGAACTGCAAAAGCTGCTTGGACTGTCAGAGGAAGCCACAGAAGAAGAGGTTACTAAGGCTATTCAGGCACTTATCGCAAAGCAGAGTGAGGTTCCGGCGCCAACTGAGGAAGAGGCGAAGGCCAAAGCGTTTGCTGAGGCTTATCCAGAAGAGGCCACACGTCTTGCTGAATTGGCAACACAGGTTCATGCGCAGTCTATTGAGAAGAGCATTCATCGTTGGACTGAGGATGCTGCTCATGGGCTTCCGCCTACAATTCTCGAAGATGTTAGGGCGTTGCGTCTTACTATGCCAGAAGATGTTGGGGCGAAGTTTGACGCTGTGCTGGATACCCTTACTAAGGATGGACTTGTGCCGCTGACTCAGAAAGGAAGCAAGCAGGCTCCAGATGTTACTGAGCCGTCTGATGGTCAGACTAAGTTCATGGCGCGTATCGAAGAGCTGGTAAAGGAAGGCAAGAACTATCGTGACGCGATAATTCAAGCTTCAGAGGAAATGCCCGAGGAAGCTGAAACGTATGCAGCGGACGTAAAGGAAGTTGCTGGCGCTGTTGAGACTGAATAAGAAGGGAGGGAGCTCATATGCCAGGACCTAGCTATATCGCAGACCCCAGCTATTCAGCTAGCGGCGCAATTACGCGCTTCAAAGCTGTTAAGCTATCGGATGTAGATACTGTAACCGCTATTTCTCTTTCTGGTGTTGCTGCTGATGGAGTTGCGCAAATGGCGTCAACTGCAGCTGAAGCAACGGCTGGTAAGGTAATTCCTGTAAGGCATTACGGAGTTACTCGTATGATTGCAGGTGATGTAATCAATTTGCGTGCTCCAGTGCAAGTTGACGCAACAGGGCGAGCTATCCCCCTTGCAGCGACAACTGCTAAGCAAGAGCAGATTGGAATTGCTTTGAAGGCGGCAGCTGCTGCTAACGACGTGATCTATGTTCTATTGACCACTGGCGTTCAGAGAGACACATAAGGGAGGAGGTGGAACGCTATGGCATACACTGATGTTCAGATTGTCCATCAGGACAAAATGCTGACAAACTTCAGCAAGGGGTATCAAAACGGCGCAATGATCGGTAGGCAATTGCTGCCTGAATTGCGCGTAGCGAAACAGTCAGATAAGTATTACATTTTCGGTAAGGAAGCTTGGGCTCCAACCGATGATGTACGTGCGCCCGGAGGCGAGGCTCATGAGCTGCCGGGTATCGCGGTGTCAACTGACACTTATTTCTGTACGGAGCATGCTCAGCAAACTCCGGTTGCAGACGAAGAAGTGCAGAATGCTGACTCGCCCCTGGCGCCGCGTGTAGACGCCACGCAGTATACGGTCGATAAGATCGAAATGACCCGGGAAATTGCGTACAAGACTCTGTTGGCTACTTCGGCCAACTATTCACACAAGATCACTCCTTCGGGCAAATGGGATGACTTCACCAATGGTGATCCTATTGCTGATGTTCGCCTAGGAATGAAAACGATCAAGGCGCATATCTTTAGGCCGCCTAACGTTCTGTTCCTTCCGGATCAGGTCATCGATAGCATCATCGATCATCCAGACTTCCTGGATAGGATCAAGTATACGCAATTTGGCATGACTACGGAAGATGTTCTTGCCCGTATCTTCCGCGTTGAACGTGTCATTTCGCCTCTGTCAGGATATGACACAGCCAGAGAGGGTCAGGCGGAATCACTTGATTACATTTGGCCCGACTGTGCTATTCTGATGTATGTAACTCCGACGCCTGCGATGAAGTCGCCGACATTCGGTTATACCTTCTGTTGGCCGTATGACAATGCAGGTGGAGCTCTTCGACCTGTTGAGCGTTGGCGAGAAGAGCGGCGCGTTTCAGATGTAGTGCGCGTTCGTTTCCGTTATGACTTCAAAGTTACTAACTGGGATGCCGCGTACTTTTTCAATGACGTGCTTTCGTAAGCGCAACACTGAGAGATACCTACTTCGGTAGGTCTCTCACTTAGGCTCTTGGGGACTCCTTGCGGCTCAAGAGCCTAGGTGAGGGAGGGAGATACGTGGGATTTTGGACGAAAACACTAACATTACAGGATCTCGGCACACCTTGGAATTATCCTATAAAAAATGCGGATCATGCTGATCCTGCCTGGGATGATCACAATCGTGGCGACAACATTGATGTAACTGCAATATCTTCAACTGATTATCTTTACGGTACAGAAGCAAAAAGTTTGAAAATTACTCATAGTGTAGCTACTCCTGGATTTCGTCGATACTATTTACGATTTCCGTCAGCTTCGAAGTGGCGCTTTACTTGTCGAATGTATGTACCTTCTTCGTCTAGCTTTGATACAGATCCATGGTTTCGACTAGTTAAAGACAGATACGGGTCAACAATTGCTGTTGCCGCTGCTTCTTATACAACGACTAAAGATGCTTGGAAATTGCAGCAATTTGAGTATCAGTGCGGCACGCATGCTAGTGACAATGCAAACCAGGAAAAGTACGACCTGTGGTTGTGGGCAGATCCTACGGCTTCAGGGAATCCTTGGTATTGCTCCAAAATCTTTGTAGAAGAGATCAAAGGATATCGAGAATGATACCAGCTACTATTTACGGAGTTGAAAAAGACTTCTCGACCAGCAATACTGAACCATTGTCTTATTGGAATACAATTGCTGACCGATATCATATTGTTG